CTATGACGGTGGCATCGATGAGGTCATCTCTACTCGCCGCCTGGACCATATCGTCAAGGCATTCGCTATCTTCGGTGACCGTATGACATCCATTGAGATGTGCGTGAACCGCTTTGATGAAGACACCAAGGCATCATTCCTTGACCTCTACACCAAGATTGATGCCGGTGTGCACATGGTAGAAGGCGTTGTTCCTGACGATGATGACCCATACGCAGAGGATATCAAGTTCTAATGATTACCTATTGGGAAATCGACAAACGTATGCGAGAGGTTGCCTCCCGGCACCTCTCAATGGAATGGCTGAGTTACGAAGAATACGAAGACCTTATTGGCTTCCTTTTCGCTGCAAACAAGAAAGACATCGTAAATCGTATAAGTGCTCTCTACCCTGACCACAAGTTTCGTTGGGACAACATGACATGAGCACTACACCTGTTGATATCAAGTTCGGACCTTTTTACTCGGTAGATGAAGTAGAGATGGCCAGAGATGAATACTATGACAAATGGACCTCTATCGGATATAAGGTAGAACTACACATAACTAAAAGGTAGCTAATTATGAGTGATGAAAAACTAATCGACATACAAGTAGGTGGTCTTAAGTGTGACGCGGAAGGGTGTGACTACACTGATACCGATGCAAAGATGGAAGACTACGAGCAGTATGTAAACGCTCCTTGTCCTAAGTGTGGTGCTCCTCTGCTAACTGAGGAAGACATGGCAGCAGTTAAACAAATGCATGAACTGGCCGACCTGATTAATGGTATGGGCCCTAATCTTGAACTCGGCGCAAGCGACCAAGTCTTTCTTACCGCCGCTCTTGGTGTGCTCGGTGATGTAAGCGATACGCGTGTTGAAAGCACCTGGGCGACCGGTGATGGCCTGGATCCTGAGGTTGTTGAAGCACTCGAAAATGAACTGCCTGAAGGTGTTGCAATTGATTCGCGTGTTCAGGTCGAACTAAAAATGAAGGGCGATGGCAGCGTTGAATTTGGTGAGCTGAAAACGGAGCAAGATGATGGTAAAGTTTGAACCACAGTTTGTTGCAACAAAGTTTCCTGGATACTTTTTTAATATTCAGGATCATCAACTGTATTCAATGAAAGTCGATGGTATTTTGAAACCACTGAAGTTTCACAAACCAAATCATTTTAACCACTTGTGGCGTTACAAAGATACCGAAGGCGGTTATCAAGTAAGCGTTAAAGGTCAAAAGGTATCTGATTGCGGAAACATTCTAACAAAATGCAACTTATTAGAAGAAAATTGCACAGTTTTAAAAAAGGTTAAAAAAAACATAGCTTTGGTGTTGATACCTGTGGATAAGTCTGTGGATAAGTGGGGAATAGTGTGGATAAATGGTAGAAAAGGTGCTGAGGTAGTGTGATCTTAGTCTCCCATATATCGCGCCTCTTGCCCAGAGGTTACCCAGACAAAAAGAGTTTGACTAAATCCGATTTATTTCACCAAAAGCCCTTGACGGGGATTGTCAAATATGAGACAATAGCTATGTTGGTTGGTTATAGAGAACTAAGAAATATGACTGTTGTTATTGAATGGACTGTGACTGCTCTGGTGATGGTTGCCAGTGCCGTTATGTTCGCGTCTGCTATCGTTGGAGTTGAACCTTGGAATCTGTAATGGAAAAATCAACGTATCGTATTATGACTGAATTCACGGATGCAGTTGTTGCTCGCCATGATGGTAACTATGCCTATGCGGCAGGTTACCTGGAACAGACACTGGGTGATATTCTGGATGCAAAGGATGGGACAGCGGCAATGGCTCGTATTGAGTCTGCCCTACGCTCCATCGTGAAAATCACTGAAGAGATGAATGCAAATGTATAAGAGTGCTGAAGGCTACGAGATTAGCCCCCTTAAATTGAGTCTGTATAAGACGGCTTACAGTGTCCGTGATAAGACTTTTGTGGGTATCGAACGTATTATCGAGTGTGCCACTGGTGACACCTACCTAGAGTGTACCATGGCTGGCAAAGGTGATCACGTCAAGTACATGTTCAAACCTGAAGAGTTAAAGAGGTTCTGTTTATGAGCACCTATAATGGTTGGACCAACTGGGCTACCTGGAACGTTGCCCTTTGGGTTGATAATCAACAAGAGTATTACTTTGCTCGTGTTGAAACGGCAGAGATGGTTAAAAAATGGACAGCTGAGGCTGTTGAAGACTTCGTTCGTACCATTTTTCCAGAGGGAACGCCTGACATGATGAATGGCGTGATAAATGGTGTGATGATGCGAGATGGCCTGGATGTTGTCAACTACGAAGAAATAGCTACACATTGGAACGAAGAATGAGCAATAATGTTTCTGTCTGGTATGATGCTGAAGCCCACAATGGGCGTGGTACTCCTACCGAATATCGTGAAAGCGCAGAGATTCTGCCTGTTATACCTGTGGACCCTTGTGTCACATGTGAAATGGCGGCCAGTTGTGCCGTTAAGATGACGGATTGCAAGGCCTTTCGGACCTATGCAGCCACTGGTAAGTTCAAGGATGCTGACATTGCCCGTCTTCTAAAGGTGATCAAGTAATGCCTGAACCCATCGATATGCCCAAACGCAATAACCTTGGCTATGCTGAGGAGGAATTCCTTGGTGAATATGTCGGTATGCGTGCTGGTCTTGAGGTCTGGCTCGATAACTGTGGTGTTCGTTCTTTGTTTGTCACTGTTGTGGATCGGAGTATGGTAGACAAGGATGGTATGCCTAGGGTGGCCATGCAGATCGATTTGAGTTCGCAGGGTAATGCCTGGCATGTGGACATAGTACGCACTGACAGTCGCTATAAGGGACGCAACTTGGCAGTTAGGGTATATGTATTACTGATGAAGAAGCGTCGATTACAGATGAAAGCAGGCACCTCACAGTCCATTGGTGGACGTAAGATCTGGAATCGTCTGAACAAACATCCTGATATTCTGGTTTATGCCCGTAAGAGCAAACGATCCAATAATATCAGTCTGGTGAAGTCTGGCCGCTATCAGTTGTCTTGTGAGACATTTAACCTATACGACTCCAATGGCGGTCCATTTGACGATGCATCTGCTGAGATCTTCGCGACTGCTGCAGGGTAGACACTTTCTGTCTGGGAGGCATATGAAATCTGTTTGACTAAACACTTGACTTCTACCCCAGGATATGAGATAATATCTATGTTGGTTGAGAGAACAAAGCTCGACACCCATTTTACTCCAGAGACTTCTGGATCGGGATTAACCCGATAGGTCATGTGGCACTGCTAGTCTCTGGTTAAAGGTTTACGAAATGATTGATATTGTCCACCTTATAAACGATACTTATCAATTGATCCAGTTTGATGATAAAGGAGAAATTGAAACTATATGGTTTCAGGGTTCCCTATCAGATTGCTGGATATACAAAGAACATGAATTTTCATGCGTCGCAATTAGCTAAGTAGTGGTGAAAGATTTGTGTGATCTAATTCGCGACCTCGCGGACCAGTTCGGCCCTGCTGTTATCCTCTTAACTCTGTTTTTTATGTGTGTGAAATTCTATGGCAATTAATATGGCAGTCAGCCCTCTCTTTTTTGCAAAGCAGTACCCCGTTAAAACTGGATTGCGTTTTGTAATCTATAAATGCAATAACGTCTCTATTTCACATTCAAGGTATTCAAATGAAAATCAAAAACCTCGATTCTAACATGACTCTGCTTGTGCTTTCTAATGGTGCAGAGATACTGTTCTCGTATGAAACTCCTGTGGCTGGTCATGACTTAGACGGTATCGCGTTTCGTACTACTGAGAAGTACAGTGTGACTACCACGAAGCACATCAACAAGTATCTTCGTGATTCGCATTCGCATATTGTTGAGGAGTATTCAGAGGAACACATTCGAAGCATGTTGGTATGGCCATGTAGACGTCTACCATGTTGGTATAACCAAGGCGATGATGCGACCATCGAAATCTATTAAGCCCCACCCCCCAAAACTGAGCGACTTTCGATTTACCTTCCCTGGTATATAAAAACGGTTTCCCTCCCATATGAAATCTGTTTGACTAAACACTTGACATTCCATTCAGGATATGAGATAATAGCTATACACTCCAAAAACAGTCGAGATACTCGAATGAAAGAATTCCGTTTTGAACCCACTACTCCACTGGACTTTGGTGAGTATCGTGTGTTGGTCAAAAAGAATGGCGAGTTTGTTCGTTGCATACAGTACACTGGTATGAGTGGAACGGCGATGATGGATGTGGCTTATGATTTGCGTAGAAAGTATCCAAAAGAGCAAGGCTATACGGTAGATTGGTAAGGAGAATTTAGTATGACTGTACGTGTGACAAAAACCGCGAAAACGATTGAAGATGGTATTCTGAACATGAAGGATGCCATGATCTTTGACTATCAAGGTTTCATGCCGCCGAATAATGATATACGGCGAGAAATGTTTGATGACTATGTGACTACCTTGAGCGAGACATACGGAAGCAAGTACATCAAGGTGATCTCGAAAGGTTCCGTGAGTGCCTTCATCGTGAATACCGAGAACGACAAAAAGTTTCGGTATGGTGACATTCTGAAGCCTGCGAGTTATAATGCTCCTGCACGTAATGCGGCTCGTGGTAATGTGCTGGAAGGTGATTACAATATAGAATGGACAGGAGCGTGTTACTTATGATTGTGGCCGAAGAGATCACAGACTGGGACTATAATCATACATATCTGTTATCAAACTGTAAAACAAAGGCTCATGGTTACTGGAAGCATCACAAAGAATGGATTCTGTTCTCTAAGCCGATGAAGTTTGACAAACGCAAAAGAAAGTTCAAATACGAAAAGGTAAAGTAAAGTGAAGATTGGAATAACTGGTACTAGAAGCGGATGTACTGAAGCTCAGTTTAACAAACTACACTCTATTCTGGATAATTACACGAGTAATACGGAATTTCACCACGGCGATTGTGTCGGAGTTGATGCAGAGGCCGCTCTTTTAGCAAAAGAGCTAGGAATGAAGATTATTAGCCATCCTCCAGAGAAGGATGAATTAAGAGCTTATGTTCCTTATGACGAGTGTAGAGAAAAATTTTCTTACTTTAAAAGAAATAGGAACATAGTCGATAGTGTGAATCTTCTTATTGTGGTTCCGTGGCAAAGTGAATGGTCTAGCAACGGCGGCACATGGTATACTCATGACTATGCTAGAAAACACTCAGTTGAAACTCTAATAATATGGCCGGATGGTACATATGAAAAAACTGTTTAACGGACTTTTTCTTCCTTTGTTCATTATTATATCGGTATTTTTTCTAATGGGTGTTGTTTGGTAAATTCATTTCAGATGTAACGAGAGAAAAAATGAAAAAGAAACCATCAAAACTTAAACGAATCGTTCGGGATCCGAATGGACCGTTTCGTATGCGAGTGGTGAGTGATAAAAAGAAATACACTCGTAAGACTAAGCACAAGCAACAACTGCGCCCGTAGCTCAATCGGATAGAGCATCGGCCTTCTAAGCCGAGGGTTGCAGGTTCGAGTCCTGCTGGGCGCACCAATTTTAATAATGGAGATATCATATAATATGAAAGGTTATTATTTAATTTCTTACGAAGATGGTTATGGAAATAATCGTGAAGCCGCTTTTAGATCACTCGAAAAAATTACAGAAGCATTCTATGACTTAATTTCAGATAGAAAAAGAAATCGTAAGCTTGATAATTTTTGGATTGAAGATACAGATAAAAATATTATCAAAGCTTACGATAATGAGGAAAGATGTGAAATAAATCCAGATGATTTATAATGGGTCTTGACCAATACATGATGAAACGTAATGGAAACCTAACTTCAGGCGACACTGATGAGGTTGATGTAGTCGAGATTGCTTACTGGCGCCCACACCCAAAGAGGCGTCACATTCAAAATTGGATGGAAGAAAAGTGGCGTGAACTCGGCAATACTGGTGAGTTTAATTGCGTATCGCTTGACATGACTCATGAACTCTTAGATAAACTCCAAGAGGATGTTGCACATAATAAACTTTGCGAGTATGATGCGAGTGGTTTCTTTTATGGCTCTTTTGACTTCACAGAAGAGGATGAGCGATATCTATTGAGTACCATTCTGGAATGCCGTAAGGCCATTGATTCAGGATGGCATGTTTATTACGATAGCTGGTGGTAATCATTCAAAATAAATACTTGTAAATGAAACATCTAGATGATTTTCTTTTTTATTTTCCAACTGGAATGCGTTCCGTATTTGCAACAGGAGTAGTCATGCTTATAGAAATACTTTATGTTGTTGTTATTGCGATTTGTTGTTGGATGGTAGTGCGTTGATTATACTAGATATAACAGGTGGCATAAAACGAGACAGGATACTTGCTGAGAAAGTAATTGGGTTTTGTATCAAAGAGTTATTGCCTCGTCATCGTAACCTACTCATCACTTGTAGACTCAAGAGTATAATTAAGACTGGAGCATATGGATGGTGTTGGGAAGGCGATGAAAAGAAAAGTTATGAAGTTGAAATAGACAGCAGGCTTTCACGAGAGGGCATTCTAGAGAATGTTGATGATGGTGTGTATGCATTTATTGAAACTATTTGTCATGAGATGGTACACGTTATGCAGTATGCAACTAAATCGTTGGTGCAACGTGGTGGTGCTCTTCAATACTGGAAATGTAAAGATAAAAAATATAGAAACTATGCAAAGACTGACTATGACAAGCAGCCATGGGAAGCACAAGCATATAGAATGCAAGATGTATTATCAGAGAAATTCATAAGAACTTATAATGAGTGATTGAAATGGAAGGTTTGCTATTGTTGTTAGTGGTTGGGTTTCTAATGTATTATTTGATACGGCACCCTTTGATATCATTATCAGTAGCGCTTCAAGTGTTAGGTTTATTGATTCTAGGTACAATTGGACTTAGTATAATATTTGTTTGCATTGTTTTAATTGGACATGGATTATAATGAAATATAAAGAATGGTACACGCCAGGATATGGCACAGAAAAGGTCGGCCCGTTTCTCGTTGGTTTGATGCAAATGGCCCGACCACAAAAGGTATTAGAGATTGGGTTTGGTTACACCACGCCTTTTCTTATGGAAGGTTTGAAAAATAATTTTGAATTGCATTGGGATGGTAATTGCGATCCTGAATTCATGAAAACAAAATACGATCCACGATTGGTCGTGATTGATGATCAGAGTTTAGAAACAGATGAGACTAGAGCAGACAATAGGCGAAAGTTGATTACTGACAATGCAACAAACACGGTTGACTTCATTGAAGGCAACTTTATGAATCCAGATATTATGTCTCAAGTGAAAGACACCTATTCTGAATTTGATATGTGTTGGTTTGATTGCGGCGGCCCAATCGAATTGCAATTCTTTCTTGACAATTATTTTGATATAGTCAAAGAGTATTTTGTCGTTCACTTTACTTTCTTCAAAGGTAAAGAAAACAAGAATGGTGAAACTATATCAAAGTTTCTAGAAACCAATTCACATATACAGCGATTAGATATAATTGAACCACATAAGTATCGACAGGGCAGTATTACTATATTGAGAAGAACTTGATTATGAATTTTTCGCTAGAGTATTGCCTTAGTCTAGAAGAAAAAATAGAAACCCTAGAGAAGAGATGTGATATGCAACAAGAAATTATAGATGATGTTAATTTCTTGTTGAGATATTATATGAATAATGTTGAAAGGAAAATGAAAGATTATGAGCAGTTTGTCAAATCTTGCGAAGACATTGGAGAGAAAGAACAAGCCGTCATCGATGTTTGAGAGAACACCGCTCTCAAAAAATTTTATAGAAAAGTTTCCTGTTATCAGTGTGGACTTGATGCCTTTGGCTTCAAAAGAAATTCCTGATCAGGACTTAACACTTAATGAGAATCTTGAAAGACAGATTCGCGAATACGGTGATACCCAACACAAGAAAACCAATGTCAAAGCACATATGACTGATTGGTTCATGCATGATAACTCTAAAGGTTTTCAGTGGGTTTGCAATAGAGCAATTGATATTGCAACAGAGAACAATCCACACCAATTAGATATGATTGCTTATGATTGTTGGGGTGCCATATATAAAGATGGTGATTATACAATCATGCATAATCATTGGCCGCATCTTTGGAGCTTTGTTTACTATGTGAACTGCCCTGAAGGTTCAGCACCATTGAACTTTGACAAGGCTGAGAAACCTTTGCGAGTTATGCCAAAGACAGGTATGATGGTTATGTTTCCTGGCTGGGTTAATCATTCGGTTCCCGCACATATTGGTGATGATAGAATTGTCATCGCTGGTAATCTCACAATAAATCCTTTCTCACACATCCAGACACTAGAGAATCGTGGATTAGGCCAATGGCGTTCTGTCTACGGTAACAGGGGCAACGTTAACAGGTTGTAGTTCACTTATAAATACTTCGATAATAGGAGTGTTTGTAATTGTGAAACTTCAAGATGTTTCAAACTTTGCTGGACTTGATGGTTTTTGCTGGTTTGTTGGCCAAGTAGAAGCTCGTGTAATAACACACGATGCTGGAACAAGAACTATAACACAAACTACATATGATGAAGATGGTGAACCAAATGGAACTGAGCAAGTCCAAGTTTCCGGCGTAACAACAATTCCCGATCCTTTACGATTGGGTAGAGTCAAGGTTCGCTGTATAGGTTATCATACTCAAGACAGAGATCAGTTGCCCACTGAGGATTTACCGTGGGCAACTGTGCTACATCCAATAACATCCCCTGGCATTAGCGGTGTCGGAACAAATCCATTTCTAATAGAAGGAACCACAGTGTTTGGTTTCTTTCTTGATGCACACGATAAACAGCATCCTGTTATTCTAGGTTGTTTTGCAGGACGTGATGCACCAGGCGCATCATCTGATTATCGTGTATCATCAAGAACTGGTGCAACAGGACAGACACTTGCAGATGCAGAACCATACGAACCGACAGGCGAAGTAGAGGATGATGTAGAAGATGTTGTTACTTGTGCAGAAAATGGTGTGTTTGGCCCATCCACCATAGATAATCGCGGCAGAACAATATACTCAAATTATATAGAAGGCAAAGCAAATTCTAACATCAGAGGACTTCTTAAAGAGTACGGTGGCCCAGGTGTCGCCAGGTATGTTGGAAATAAACCCGATAGTCAAATTCTATGGTGTGCCGCTTGGGCATCAGCCGCACTCAATCGTTGTGGATTTAAAAGTCCAAACACAATGGGATCTCAAGTATTCGGAACTAGAGCATCTCAGTATGGTGATGTGATAGCAACGGGTAAAGACTTTTCTGTAGATAAACTTAAAAAAGGAGATGTAATAGTTTATAAGTGGCCGGCGGGTAGTGGTTCTACAGGTCATGTTGGATTTTATACTGGTGAATCAAAACCATTCACAGATGTTGATAATAAACCAGCGGTACGGATTGGTGTTTTGGGTGGAAATCAAAGCAACGCATTATCTTCAAAACTAATGGGTACTAAAGATATTGCATATGTTGTTAGACCGAGAAGGACAAGTGCTTCACTAACGGCCGCTGCGGCCAGAGAGGTTTAAAATGATTGCAGATCCTAAATTACCAGGCAAAGTATTGGCCGCAGTTGAAGGAATTCAATTTGATGAATTTGGCGAAACTTTAATAAAAACAGCGGAATCCGCTAGAGATGTCATTCCTGACTTGATCGATAATGAGGTCTTGAGTAGTTTACAAAGTGCTGCAAAAGGTCTTGAAGGTTTATCTATACCAACAAGTCTTGCAGATATGCCGGACATCGCAAAAGAACTTTCTGGCGAAATCAATTTAACAAAACAAAAGCTTGATGCTGTGATCAGTCAGTCACTTGGTGGTCTAACAACAAGTGCGGCTACTCTTGCTCCATTGATGAAGAATAAATCTGTTGAAGTGCTCGGGCAACTTCGCAAAGTTATTCCACAGATACCTGAGCTTCCTAACATAAATTTGCAAGGCCAACTTGGTGATTTGCTTTCCAAGAAACTCGGTGGATTAAATGTGGCATCGCAATTGTCGTCTATAAAGGATACATTTGGTGAGGCATTAACAAACAAAGGCATAGACTTAGATAATCTAGTTGATACTTTGACATTTGCTGCGGACCCTAATGTGTTAACACAATTAGGTGATATGGATGATTTGATTGATAATATGAAATCAAAGATAGAGAATCTTGGCAACCCATCAGGAGAACTTACTAAGTCGTTTGAGATAGTTCAAAGTCTTCGTGGGTCACTAACTGATGTCGATGCTGAACGAATAAAGGAAACAATGGACTCACTTGATAGAACAGAAATTGTTAATATCGTTCCAGAAGAAATTCAAATCCCATCAATAAACAAGGAGGCGTTGAAAAGTTTGAAGAATAACCTTACCTCTCAAGTTGGCCAACTAGAAGGACTTAAAAATAAACTGAAAGGTTTAGTTGGTAAAGGTAGTGGCGACATATCTGATATAATCTCTAAGGTTGTTCCTAATCTTGAAAAACTTCCCTCTGGTGAAATTGTAGAGAAGGCAAAAAAGTCTCTTTTGGCTGCTGTTGATTCCGTACAAGAACAAGCAACTGAATTGAATCTAAATGCTAACGTAACATTGATAACTAAGAAACTAGAGAACAATATTGCAGCATTTACTGCTGGAGAAGGTAAAGGAAAAATTGTTTTTGATGATATTGCTAAGAAAGTTAAACTAGAACTTTCAGATGTAAAAGAAGAAATTGCGAAACTTGATATACCCAAAGATTTGGATAAAGTGATGAGTCAAGTTACAGAACAAATGAAATCTGTTGATGGAGAAATCCTGAAATTCTCTCAGGCATTAGCTGAGAACGCTCCTACTCTAAGGAAAAATGTTCAGGAGCAAGTAAACAATCTTCCTATAGAACTCAAAGGTCTGTTTTCTGCTGGACAGGAAACTCCTTTAGACTTGACTGCTCTTTCTAGTAAAATAGAGGATGCAGGTAAACTTTTAGAGGGGGCTGCTGATAAACTTAAACCACAACTAAAAAAGGGTGCCTCACGATTGAGGGAAGCGGTTGAAGAGATCGCATAAAAGAGCAATACTATGATAGAAACAATATACGGACCAAACCCTATACAAGACTCAGGCAAAGGTGGACACTCGGATCAAGGAACACCTGAAGCTTCAAAGGGCACTTTACCTGATGGAACTCAAGGTCAGGAACTTGAACCTAGCACTAAAAGAGCCAGGTCATTAGAACACAGAAAAGAAAAAGGAAATGGTATACCTGTAGCGACTAAACCAAACTTATCATCTGTATCAGATGATCCAAAGGTTTCCGGTACACCAGAAGATCCTGAACAATTGCGAATCAGTGAGCCACATTATGCTGGTGTTGATCCCAATGATGAAACTTATGTGAGTGCTCAGTATCCTTATGTTCACGTTGAAAAAAGTGAAGCCGGTCACCTTAGAGTTGTGGATGATACTCTTGGTGGCGAACGATTGCTCACTCAACACAAGACAGGAACACTTGATGAGTATTTACCAAACGGTGACAAAAGAGTAAGGATTATAGGCGATGGATATGAAATCATTGCTGGACAAAAAAATATATTCATTGGAGCAGGAGGTAGAGCTAGTAGAGAAGATGCTCTGAACCTTACTGTTAACGGTAATGTTCGTCAACTAGTAAAGGGTGATTACATTCTAGAAGTTGAAGGCGATTACCACGAAAAAGTTCATGGTAGTAGATATACAAAGATTGGTGCCAAAGGTGGCGGTGGTAATTATGAGGTAGAAATACGAGGCAACTATTCTGCACAGATTAACGAAGACTATAAATTACACGTTACAGAAGACTATGACTTGGTGGTTGATAAAAATAGAACAAGTATTATAAACGGTAAGGATACACTTGGCGTTACAGAAGGACTTTCACTTATATCAACTACGGGAAACATCTTGTTGTCGGCTATGAAGAATGTTGCTATCAACACAAACGATAGTGCTGAAGGAACCATTTCCTTGAAGGCAGCGAGTAATATTGATACTCGCTCCACTACAACGACAGATATAACCGCTGGAACTATACTTAATCTTCATTCTGGTGATCAAACGCCAAGCCCAACCAATAGTATAAATTTAAATCCGTGATTCTTCTCCACATCCCTTATAAATAATAAAAATAACGGAGTGTTCAGTGTCCACAGTAGAAAGAACAGGTTCATTTAAAGAACTCACAGCACTTAGAGATGCAGAAAGAAATAATGAATCAACTCTAAATGTTAAGACATATAGAGACTTAGACCTGTTCTTTACACGGCGGTCAAGAGATAGCGATGTTAATGTTCTTACAAACATCACAGCAGTCAAGAGGTCAGTTCGAAATTTAGTTTTAACAAATTTCTATGAGAAGCCTTTTCATCCTGAGATTGGTTCTGGTGTCAGAGACTTGTTGTTTGAAATTGTCAGTCCATTAACTGCAATTGCATTGGCACAATCTGTGGAGGATGTCATCAACAACTATGAGCCTAGAGCATTGTTGTTGGGTGTTGACGTTATCGATAACATAGATGCCAACGCATATGATATAACAGTAACCTTTGAAGTGATAAATGCTCCAGGCGAAATAGTTCAATTAGATGTGCTATTGGAGGCATTAAGGTAATGGCAAACAACCAAAAATTAGATATTTCTGAACTTGATTTTGACGCAATCAAAAGCAATCTCAAAACTTTTTTGAAAAATCAAGACCAATTTCTTGATTATGATTTTGAGGGATCAGGCATCAATGCTCTTCTTGATGTGTTAGCCTATA